ATCAAATCTTTCCACCCATTATAGTTTCTTGCTAGAACTATAAAATGAGATAAGTCTTTATTTTCTTTTTCTTGTATTGTTGGACTCTGAGAACATATATAAAGTTCACAACCAAGTATAGGCTTGATACCAGCCTTCTTCATGACCGAATAAAATTTTACAGCACCGGCGATATTACCGTGATCTGTAAGAGCACAGCACGATGCTCCAATTTCTTTGCATCGTTGTGCTATTTGTTCTGGTTTAGATAATCCGTCCAATAAAGAAAAGTGACTATGAACATGCAAAGGTATGTAGGTCATTCTGTGCTTCCCGGTGCTTTGTACTTACCAACACTATAACCGTGAGAAGTGTATTCGTCAACTACTGCTTTTATTCCTTTTAGCTCAATATCATGTTTTACTTGTTCACATATGGTCATTTCCGATCCCTGCTGACAAACTTGATTTTCTCTATATTCTATGATCGGTAGAATATTGTTATCTAATTTATTAAAGTTGTTTTGTCCAAAATAACACAGCTTATTACACTTCCATGACTTGCTTAATCTTGGTCGCTTACATTGTTTAATTTCTTCAAATTTTTTGCGTATCAAATCCTCTGTTGATCCTAGATCAGACTTGTCAAAGCACATGCTAAAAGCACCGCCATCATTAATAAAGTTGATAGACATTATTATGTGATCATACTGAGGATACAAATTGCTCAACGCATAATGATAGATTTTAAGCTGAGGATCTTTGTATAATTTTTCTAGTGTTTTTTCCTGACCAGTTGCCCAGTCTAATCTTCGACCAGTTTTCCAGTCTATAATCTCTAGAGTATTATCATTAACTTTTGTTATTAGATCAATAGTTCCTTTAATAGCCAGTTTACCCTTTAGCAAACCATCTTTGGTTTCATACTCATAATCAGCCCACGGTTTATCTATAATAATATCAAAATGTTGCTCTGGCTGAACTATCAATCTGGTACGAGGATCAAACGATCCGTTGTGATCAGACAGCGCCTTATAGACCCACTTGTGGCAATCTTTTAAATCTTTGGGTTCCCACTGATGGTGTTTAAACTGACCCGAATAGTACCCGTAAATCTGCTCAATAATATGATCTAAATCATACTTATTAACACTAATTGATCCTAATATATCATCAACAAAACTATTAGCATTTTGCTGTTGACACAACTTAATATTGGCCAGTATTTCTAATACTTTATGACAGATAGTGCCTTTGTCAGCTTTTTTGTTTGATGGACTTTTGTAACCTAGCACATACTCAATAAAGTATTGCTGTTCACACATACAATGAGTGCCATAGGAACTGCTTCTTAAGTATGTAATTATTATGGTAACACCTTTTTGGTTCTAAGAAAATTTACGATAATTTCATTTTGTTCAGCAATTGATATATTGTCATTATAGATAACTAGATCAAAATTACGATTTGGATAATGAATTTCATCTAGTGCAATTTCGCTAGCGTGAGTAGAATTATGTGGATTTCTATTCAGTTTAATAACTAGTCCACCAGCATTCTTCACAACTTCTACCTCATTAGGAAATCTACAATCAGCAATAATAGCTAGCGCTGGTTTTTCTGTTTTAATTTTATTGATAGTCGCACTAGCCCACACATCGTTTTTCATCTTTCTAAATATATCTGTTCCAACAAATTGCATAACTTCTCGTGCTGTGAGTTTATTTCCCTCCCACTGTATGTCGGTTATCGTGTTTTTGCTATCATCATCTCCATAACATTGACCATAGGATAATCCTAAAATATTCATACAAATATCTTGCTTGAGAGGATCAGCAAAGTTGTAAATTTTAGCATGATTCGTATTATTCGCTAGTTCTATATTATATCTGAGAATGGTATTCCTAAACATATTCGATACCATCTCTGAGCATGTTGTTTTACCAGATTGTTTTCTTCCTGCGAATGCTACTATTTTAGTCATACTATCCTCTTAATATATTCTTTGATCTCTGTGGTTATTTCTTGTGGACTCATATCTCCAACATCGTTTTTGGAAATTGTTGGAACAAAAATTCTGTATGTGTTCTGGCATTTATTTTTTATTTGTTCGGCCGCTTTTTTACCAGCATCATCATTGTCAGTTAGAACAATTAGTGTCATAGCGCCAGAGGAATCTAAAAGTATTTTTTGTCGATCACTAAGTGAGGATCCAAATAATCCAACGCTATTATGAATTCCATTTTCTTCTAGCCTCCATACGTTACCAGGACTTTCAACAATAATAGCTACTCCGGTATCGTATATATGATCTTTAGCAAACCAGAAGTTGTAAAGATAATTTTGACTTTTTAAATCAGCACTATGCTTCCATTTTGGAAACAACCACTTGTGCTCATCTGTTGGACAATCATTAGATGGATTATGATAAGATGAACATTGTGAACACTTTTCGAAAATGCTACGACCAGTACATCCAACCATATATTCATACTTGTTATCATAGATGGGTACAACAACTCTATTGTGCATTGGTTTGGATGGATTGTCGCATAGTCCGACATCATATTTGGTTAGTATCTCAGCGGAATAATTACGACTAATATAATATTCTGACGGAATCTTAATCGATTTTAATATCTGTTTTCTAGTTACCCTTGTAACTGGTGCTTCTGTTGTGTTGCTAATATAATTAATAGCATTAGTAAACGCCTTCTTTTCCGTGTCGCTTTTAGAAATCTTGATGCTTGAGATATCCTTATTTAAAAACGACTGAACATACTCTAGTGCTTCATTAAAAGAACACGATTTGTCTCCTGGTTCTCTCCAACCATACTTCTGGTTAGAAATAATTCCTCTTACGAATCCTATAATGGATGCTTTAAATTCTTGTTCACAATTATGAGTTCTACACTTCCAGTTGCCTCTATATGATTCTCCGTCAGGATAAATATTTAATGCTGATGGATTATCTCCGCCGTGAATAGGACAACTCATGGTTATCATTTTAGAGTTGATCTTATAATCCAAACCAAAACTATCAAACAATCGCTCTATGTTATCACAAAGATCGTCGCATAATATTTTTAGCTTATTCTGATCAGGAGAACGGTATTTCTTGTTCTTCATAGTCTGTTTCGTCATCTACGATAAATCCTTCATCTGTATCTTTAGTGTTGTTAACAATTTCTAATCGTGTTTTACCTTCGGAGATTTTAGCACACCAGCCTTTCATATGACAGTTGATATAATCATTGTCATCTAAACCTCCACCGTGACGGCTAACTAATGGTACCAGTTTACGATTACCATTATTAGGACCATCCTCAGCAATTTCTTCATCGCTCTTGCGTTTAAAAATTGTGAAGTTACTACACAACCAAATGATTCTATCTGATCCACTAGCGGTGTCTGTGCTTTCTTTAGTAATGCCATCTCGGTTCAATTGGATAAATGCTACTATTGGAACCTGATATCTAACAGCAAAGTTATGCAAACTAGTCATCATAAAACCAAGAACCTGATACTCTTTTAGATCTTGACTCATACCTTGACTATCCATAAGCTTTAGATAATCATAAAATATAACACAAGGCTTTGCTGTTCCATCATCATTTAATCCAACCTCTTTAAGAATCCATCTTCTCATAACGGCTAATTGTTCTTCAAATGGCTTTCCTGCTATGCTCTTGTAGAATAAATCAACAGATTTGAGTTCTTGAGCAGCATTAACTATTTTAGTTTTAGAGTCCGCTGATGCGGCGAATCTGCCGGTTTCAATACTGTTAATCTCTACCTCTGTCATCATAGCTAATACTCTATTGATATGATCCACCGTATTCATTTCGGTATCCATATTCAAAACGGGTATCTTATGTTTGTGGGCTATATGAAAACCCATATTATCAGATAAAAGTGTTTTACCAGTTTTTGGTCTGGCCGCTATAACATTAACAGTACCTTTTCTTAAGCCTCCACCAATAGCCTGATCATATATTGGAAATCCGGTTGGAATACCAATTTGATCAACTTTGTTCTCCTCTAGTTCTTTGATATAATTATCAATATCCTTGCCGATAACAATAGGGTTATTATCTGTATCATTAAGCAAAGAAGAGAAGTTGAGAATAGCATCCTCTGCTACTCCTAATATTGATGCTACTGGTTCGTTACCATTAACCTCTAATAGTTTATCTCCAGCCTCTTCTAGTTGCTTACGGAGCAATCTGGCTATTTCTAGTTTGCGAATCTTAGCAGCAAATTTGCGAACATTCTCTAGACTAACAGGAAAATCAGTAATCGCTTTTAGATGCTGTGCTTCCTCTTTTTTTGCAAACACATTTGATAAGCCCAAATCTTGAGCAGTAGCATATATGCTAGCTATATCTATAGAGGGCTTTTGTTGAGTCTCACAAATACTCTTTAAACACTTATAGATAATATGATTACTATCTATAGTAAAAGAAGATTCCTGGATAATATCGGCCACATCCAAATAGGCATCCTCACCATACTTACAGATGCCCGCTAATATCGCTCTTTCCGACGCTGGATCACAAAGTATCATTTTTCAACCTGGAGATGTTGCACACTTGTTACATTTATATCTCTCTATCGAGTCCACAAGAGAAGGATTAACTTTTTCAGTACTGCCGCATACTCGACATTTTACGGATAGGGGTTTGTAAGATCTGGATCGCTCTGTTGGTGGAAATCTCGATAATTTTTTATCTATTACAGAATCATCTTTGTGCATTGATGCTTCTGGCATATTATTGAATTTATTAACAAACTTACGATTAGATTTTACTGTGCTTTTTGGCTGTTTAGTCTTTTTTGTTTTAGTTGGACTAACAATTTGCTCAGGCTCAGGTTCGGATTCTGAATCATCATCAGTTAAGCCTTTTTGTAGTATAGCTATTAATGCTTTTATATCATCTTTATCAAGACCCATTTTTCACCTTATTCCTTTGAATAGAAATCAAAATATCCGACAAGTTTTTTATGCCATTTGCTATATATGATAATCTATCACTACGCTGTTTAGCATATACCTTTATCTTATTCAAAGATGATGCTTTGTCATTGTGCTTAATCGCTTGTCCAGATTTTTCTAAATATCCGTATCCCTTATAGTTATTAATTTCATCCGCTATAGTCTCTTTTATAACTTCATCGGCCCAATTGTATCTGGCTATTTCTCTATTAATTGTTCGCTGAATATGAAAAGAATATTGGGCCAATCGGTATGATATTTGAGCACAATCTTCTGGACCTAATTTTTCCAGAGAATCTCTATTCATTGTAAGATATTCATTTAATTCACTCTCTGGTAACACATCGTTTTTATAAGATGGTAAACCAACAGATTGCTCATATTCATCCAGAACATCATCCCAGTATTTAACTTCTTCTTTAGATGATTTATTCATTGTTTAACCTTTTTTTCCATTCATCAGAATCTTCAAAGTGTGGTAATACGATATATTTGATTCCATTAATTTCGCACCATTCCTGCTTTTCTCTATCTCTTTTTTGAGATTTCAAGAACGACAACATATTATTATGATAGAACCCTACGAACTTATAGTGTTGTTCTCCATGAACCTCAACGCACAACTTTTTTAGAGGTAGATAAAAATCTAGATATAATGTTTCACTCTTGCGTAATGTTATTGGAACCTCTTCTAACACTTGTAAGGTTGGAAAAGATTCACTTATCAAACCTCGTGCTGTTAGATGCAAACTTGACTTATTAGCAATTTTACCATGAGCCATATTGCCCGTCAAGTGCCAATTATATGAATTGCCATCAAGATCTTTTACTTGCATT